GTGGGGGGCGGATGAGCCCCCCCCCACAAGAAGTCAATCAACCATGTCTTAAGGATCCTTGAAGTAAATAGTATGGTCATAAGCATACGTAATCTGGTTGCCCACTGGCACCACCAAGTCTTTGGGACACACGTAGAACATACAGTAAATCCTTGGATTATGATCTGTATTCGTCACCGCCGATTCCCATTTAATTGTTTTGTTTTTGAATGGAATCCACATCTGGACATGCTTGTCCGCTGTACCCATCTCTGCAGTGTCTGTTCCATTGAGCACACAACGCACATCCTTGTAAACAGTGATACGCGACCTGTTAATCTGGGCATTGATGGCTTCCCATGTTTGACCAGAAGTAAATGCAGAAGTCAATGAACCAAACGCCTCTGTAGTCTTGTCCTTGAAGATCTGATTCGCCTCGTCAGTGTCCTGTCGATTGGAATACACAATGATTCGAACGTAATGATTGGTTGTCGTTGTATTCTTGAACCAGAACCGCAACTTTGCGCCAGTCAAATAGACATTCTTTCCTTCACGATGAGTCTTCTTGTCAGATAACGCATCATCGGTAGAAGGCTCCCACAGATCGATGTCCACAAGGTCTTCCACAACAGGATTTGTATCAGTCAATGTCTGGATTGATTCATTGATCTCGTAACGCTTTGACTCGTGGGCTCTAAGGGCCGCTCGGCGGACCCTTCGTCCCCATGCTCTGCGACGACGCTTGACAGGTCGGCGTCTGTATCTTCGCTTGAAACGTCGCCTGAAGGATCGCTTCTTACGCCAGCGCCGATAGTACGGATTTCTGCGACGGTAAACCATGTTGTTAGAACTTGAACTAGAATTGAGACCAGTATACCAATAAGAGCCGTCGTTTTTGAAGTCCAAAGCTGAATATCCACCTGAAGCAAAGTATCCCGCTCTTGAAGCTAACCAAGGAAGTGTTGCACCTGTTGCACCTGTCGCAAACCAGAGACCAGATGATACCGCGTCTCTTTCTATAGCGTCTACTGTGCGATGAAACCACTTGTATCGTGATGACATCAGCAATAGGTTATGAGGAGGGCCTAGTATTACCCCTCCTCACTTCCGCACTCGGAACAGGTTCTGGGTCCAGTTTTAGTCCCGCGGGCTGGCTGGCTTTCCAAGACCCGCCCGGCTTTAGGCCTTTTAGGCCATTCCGGTCCTGGGAAAATCTTTTCCCGCCACAACTTCACCATGCCACAAGGAAAACGTTGGTGCTTTACTTTGAACAATCCCTCTGAAGGTGAGAAGTCGTCTCTCGTTGATCTCTTTCAGTCGGACCACGTTGATTATGCCGTCGTCGGTCGAGAAGTCGGTGAATCCGGAACCCCCCACCTCCAAGGCTTCGTTTACTTTTCTGATCGCAAACGCTCCTCCCAAGTGAAAGCCCTTCTTGGCGATCGTCCCCACATCGAACTAACTAAAGGCACAGACAAGCAAGCATCGGACTATTGTAAAAAGGATGGTGACTACGATGAATATGGCGAGTTTAAAGGCCAAGGTCGCCGCTCAGATTGGGATCGTTTCAAGCAATGGCTTGAGTCTCTTGACTTTCCCCCCACCGAACGCACTATTTGCCAGGAGTTTCCTTCTCTTTACGGACGTTATCGCACATCGGTGTTGCAGATGAGTCGTCTTCTGTGTCAGTGTCCTCTTCAGATCCAAGGAGATCCTCGCCCATGGCAACTAGTTCTTGAAGAAGCACTATTAGCCGATCCAGACGAGCGGTCAATTGAATGGATCCTTGATGAAGCAGGGGCTGCTGGTAAGAGTTGGTTTTGCTCATATTGGTTCACTAAATATCCAGATGAGACGCAATTGTTGAGAGTTGGCAAACGAGATGATTTGGCCCACGCTATTGATGAGACGAAACGTTTCTATTTCTTTGACGTACCACGGGGTGGGATGGAATTCTTTCAATACTCAGTCGTCGAAATGTTGAAGGACAGAGTGCTGTTCTCTCCAAAATATGATTCGTGCACCAAGTTTCTTCACTTCCGCCCACATGTCGTCGTCTTTTGCAACGAACACCCGGATCTTGACAAACTAACCCCTGATCGTTTCCACATTACAGTACTATGAGAATCGCACACACAGGATTGATGTATCTTTTGATTCGCAGCGACCCTTCTTTTAATCTCATGCGTCGCTTTATCAACCTTCCCCTTGAACAACACAATGACGTCGTCCGCGAGTTCTATTTCTATGGCACTATTCCTGAATGGCTCTTCGAGTGAGTGCAGAACCTCACGACAGTAACCTAAACTAGCACACACATTGATCGTAACAACTAAGTCAATCAACCAAACACTAGGCCTTAGGGTCCAATCAACCTAACATTTACACCTAAAGGGGTTTAGTCTAGGTTCGTCAGTCTAAATGTAACGCTAAGGAGGAAAACGCGGCAGCGTTTTTCGACGTACTAAAGAAACACCACATGGCTCGGGCGGGGGGGGTGGGGGGCGGATGAGCCCCCCCCCACAAGAAGTCAATCAACCATGTCTTAAGGA